ATTGAAATATCACATTTCACACGCACTACTATTCGAAACAGAAGATGCATTGCTGCTCTGGTGACTATATTATGTCCAATCTCTGGATTATGGGTTATATGGGACGTGTGCAGAGATAACGTGCCTTTCTTTTCTACGTGTTCGTCTTTCATGATATTGTTATTTCTCATTCATATGCATAACCAACATGCGGACATGGTTGCTAAGTATTATGTGCAACGGAATTTGAGATGGAGCAATTTGCTAACCTTGTCTTGGATGCCCAATATCATGAAGAAGAGATTGAAATACATATGGACATTAGTTTTTGTCCTGGGTATTGTGACAGTTGTGAGAAAGATATTTAATAAAATAGTCCCTTTAGATAAGATCGTTGAGGATGCTTTTAAAAAGTCCGACGAACAGCAGGATAAAGTCAATGTTGATGGTGATTGCCAAGGAGGCATTGTTTCCATACCAAACGCTCGCCCAGTATGGGGAGGCGTCCAGTGTGTACCACTCGTGAAACCAGAGGAGCACAATACAACATTTGCACAAATGTTTAACGTCGTTAAGAAAAGCATGGCGACTATAGATTATGTCACTATAGATGGGAAAATGTGCCAATGCACCTGCTTGATTATTAAGTCCGGTCTAATATTAGTACCCACTCATTTCATACCAAAAGCGCTGACGAAAGTCACCATTTACGTTGGTTCGAGAGATCATAGTGGAGGTATCATACGATGTATACTCAAGAGGCAAGACGGCTATATGTTGAAGGATCGAGATCTGTCCATATATTATGTGCCAAACTTGGGTGACAGAAGAAATTTGGTGCCAATGTTTTCCAAGGATCTGTCAACTGATACCGTGATATGTAAGTCTTTGTATAAGGACAAGCATGGCGAACTTAAAATAAATGACTTTTTCATCAAGGCGGAATATAGGGAAGGTCTGCGTGCATCTTACCTTGATAAGTCAGAATGGTTCGATTCTAATGGGTTTTGTTACATGTTGCGTGATGATACATTCATTGGGCTGTGTGGGATGATTTTGATTTGTAACGCAAAGGTGCCCTACATCCACAGTTATCACACGAGTGGACGAGATAAATGTGGGGTATCACACATGATTAGTGCCAAAGATGTGGCGCAAGCAGAAAAATTCCTA